AAGAGGCATCTCACAAGCTGCTGACTCAACAAAACAACCTGACCATGCCGATATACAGGACAATGCTAACAGCAGCCCTGTAAGAGGTCTTGTAAAGAGGTCTGGCACACAGTTTGTTACAACTCTAAGCTCTTCTACAGTAGGAAATGTTCACATACAAACTATCAACAGAGATATTAATGAAAGATATGTAGCAATATTTAGTAATGGCAATGTCAAAGTATATGAATTGGATGGAACAGAAAAAACTGTAAACAAACCTGATGGTACAAGTTATCTAAACACATCTGATCCTAGAAGTGTAATCAAGACTGTAACTATTGCTGATTTTACTTTTGTAGTTAATACAAGTATTACAACAGCAATGGACTCATCTCTTAGTCCAGGTAACATCACACAGGCTGTGGTTTTTATAAATGCAGTTTCAGATAAAACAACATACTCAGTCACTGTAGATGGTGTAACTGTTACTGATGACACCACTTCTGACTCTACACTTAGTACCACACAGGTAGCTAGTGATCTTCAAGCTGGTTTAAATTCTGGTCTTACAGGTTTCACTATTGCTAGAAATGGTCCTGTAATACATATAAAAAAGAATGATGGCAGTAATTTTTCTATTGATGGTAATGACACTCAAGGTAATACTCAACTAACAGTAGTTAAAGATTCAGTACAAAGATTTACTGACCTGCCAACTGTTTCACCTAATGGTTATGTTGTCGAAATCAAGGGAGATGAATCAACTAACTTTGATAATTATTACGTTAAGTTTGTGACTAATAATGGTGGAGCTTTTGAAGAAGGGCAATGGGAAGAATCAGTAGAAGCAGGTATTCCTTTTAAATTTAATTATGACACTATGCCACACGTTCTCATACGTCAGGCTGATGGTAATTTTAGATTTGCAAGAGTAGATGGAGATACATACACAATATCTGGTACAACATATACATTACCTAAGTGGGGAGAAAGAACTGTTGGTGATTTAGATTCAGCACCTAATCCATCTTTTATAGATGGCAAAATTAACAACGTCTTCTTCTTTAGAAACAGATTAGGTTTCTTAACTGATGATAACGTAGTGTTGACAAGGGTTTCAGAGTTTTTTAACTTCTTTCCAGAAACGGTTTTATCTGTTATAGATTCAGATCCTATTGATGTAGGTGCTTCACATACTAAGGTTGCTATTCTTAAACACGCAGTAACTATGGGAGAACAGTTAGTTTTGTTCTCTGATCAAACACAGTTTGTATTAACATCATCATCTGATGCTCTGACACCTAAAACAGCTAACGTAGTTGTTGCAACTGAATTTGAATCTAGTGACCAAGCACAACCTGTAGGTTCTGGTTCTTCTATCTACTATCTAACAAAGAAAGGAAACTTTGCAGGTGTAAGAGAATATATAACACAGGAAAATGTAGCTATTAAAGATGCAAGCAACATTACTGTTCATGTACCAAGACTGATACCAAGTAATATTTTTAAATTAGCTGTATCTACCAATGAAGATGTTTTGGTTTTATTAGGTACTGATAATCCAAATAAGTTATATATAAATAGATGGTTGTATGGTGATGGTTTTAAAAAAGTATTGAACAGTTGGTCTACTTTTACATTTAATTCTGCCAAGTCAATAAAGAATATAGATTTTGTTGGTACTGATTTGTTTATGGTAGTAGAAGAAGCTAATGGTACAACTTTAGAAAAGATACCGTTTGAAGCAGAGTTCAGAGAACCTAATTCAGAGTTTGAGTTTCATCTGGATCATAAGGTAACTGAAGCAACTACTGGTGTTTCTATTTCTTATAACTCTGGCACTGATGTAACTACATTTACTTTGCCTTACAGATTAAATGCCAGTATGTCAGTTGTAGGTCGTTACTTAGCCAATGGGGAAACAAGTACCTTTGTTGATACTCAAGGTAATACAAAAACATTGAAGCCTGGTCAGGTTGTACAAACTACAAATACAACAAACGGATCTACATCAACAATTACAGCTAATGGTGATTTTAGAAACAGTAAGGTAATTATTGGTGAGTCATACCTCATGCACTATAGGTTCAGTCAACAGAGACTTACTGAAGGTAGTAACGCAGGTGAGATGATCAGTGGTCGTTTACAACTGCATCATTTTTATATTAAGTTTGAAGATACAGGATTTTTTAGAGTAGAGGTCACTCCTGAGAATAGAGATACATCTACCCATAAATTTACTGGTCGTTTCTTAGGATCTTCTTCTGCTGCTATCGGTCAGATTAATTTAGAAACAGGTACGTTTAGAGTGCCAATAATGTCTAGAGCAGATAGAGTAGATATAGATGTAAAAAATGACACGTTCTTGCCTACTCAATTATCCAGTGCTGAATACGAAGCGATGTTTCATATGAGGAGTAGGAGGGTGTAATGGGTCATTTAAGAAAAGCTACATTTACAGATTTAAAATATGTTGCAGCAAACATGAGAGAAATTGATAAAATAGAAGCTTTGTATCAAACAGGACAAGAACCAAAACAAGCACTGCAATTATCTTATATATGCAGCAATATAAATATGGCAATAGCTGATGATTATGATCACCCCATAGGATTATGTGGGGTAGTTCCTGGTGGTGTTATATGGATGGTTGCTACTGATAAGTTATTTGAAAATAAAAAATATAGAATACAACTAATAAGAAAAGGTCGTAAATGGGTTGAAAGCCTATTGAAAAAATACAAAGTCTTATATAATTTTGTATATGCAGAGAATGATTCTGCTATTAAATGGTTAAAGTCTCTTGGGTTTACTTTTATCCAATATCACGAGCATTATGGTATGCAGGGTAAACCATTCTACGAATTTCTGAGGATAGCATAGATGTGTTTTGCAGCATTTCCAGCTATAGGAGCATTAGGCACAGGTGCAACATCAGGGTTGTTTGCTGCGTCTTTGGGTCTTAACTTAGTTAGTGGTCTTGCACAAAGATCTGCTGCACAAGCTGCTGCTCAACAAACATATCAATCATCTTTAATAGCAAATAGATCAGCAGAACAGGCTTTCACTGCTCAACAAGAAGCAATATCAGATCAGCTAAAAGAGACAAGAGCATCATCAGCACAGGAAAAATTAGCTAAAACAATACAAGCATTACAAGCAAGAGGAGCTATCAGAGCTAGTGAACAAGCAGGTCTTACAGTAAATTTATTACTGGCAGATGCAGAACGACAAGCTGCTAATGCAAGAGAATCTATAAATCAATCATTAGAATCAGCTTCTAGACAATATACAAGAAATGTTGAAGGTCTTATTGCTCAAAGAGATAGTAGACGCAATCAACTGCAAAGTAATATAAATCAAGCATACAATCAAATTCCATCATTAGGTTCAATAATTCTTAATACAGCAGCCCAAGGTTTATCTTCTTACACACAACTTACAACAGCCTAATGACATCTAGTTTTCAAAGCACAGCATTTCGATCTTCTGCAAGACCTGTAGATACTTTTGTAGCACCTCCAAGTGTTCAACCTAAAACTGACCTTGAAGAGTTAGCAGAAGCATTGGAATCAATAAACCCTGCTATACAAACTTTCCTTGGTTCAAGAATAAAAAAAGAAATTGAAAAAGAAGAAGCAGAAGGTACAGAGCAAGCAATAGAAGATGCTGCCAGTAATTTTAAAGATATTAGTAAAGGTGTAAACAAAACTGATGGAGAGGATGCTGCACGACAACTTATAGGTGGAAGTATCTTTGCTGATCGTGCTTATCAAAAAACTAAAGCAGAAATTTTAGGTAATAATTTAGCAAGCACGTTATCTAATAGTTATGCAACAACGCAGATAGATGGTAAATCTCTTAATACATATTCTCTTAATTCTGAACAGTTTCAAACATGGTTATCAGGAGAAAGATCAAAAGTTGTTGACCAGTTGAATGATATAAACCCTACTTATGTAAATAAATATTTTTTACCAAAATTGGCTGATGCCACAGCTACTGTTACTTCTAGTCATATAAAACAACATCAAGAATATAATTTAGAAAAACTTAAAAATTTAGCTGTTCCCTTAGTTAAAGGTTTGATTGTTAGTGATGATGAAACAGATTTAGAATTAATTTCTAATTTTGAAGAAAGCATGAATAACTTAGGTCTTGTTACAAAGGATAGAAGTGATCTTAATAAAACTATTGTGAATATTCTTATTGACCAGGCAGAAGCAGTTGGTCTTTCTGGTAATGGTGATATAGAAGGTGCGGAAGATATTTTAGATATTGCCTTGCAGTTTCCTTATGGTGTTGATGGTAAATTAAATCTTACTGCACATCCTGATTATCAAAACAAAGTAAATTCTTTAAAAAAATCAATCAACAACTACATTTATGAATATGAAAAAAGAAAAGATGTAGAACAAAAAAGGAAACAAAGAGAAGAAACTATACAAGAATTAAAAAGATTTGCAGATACTGGTAACGCTAGAATTTTAAGTAATTTAATGAAAAAATATCCATTAGATGCAAATAAAATATCTATTGCTGGTGTTGCTATAGATGGCACAACCTTAGAAAGGTCTGCACAACTTGAAACAAATATGATTGCTGGCAGATATGATAATGCAAGAGATGCCAGTTTAGCAGCCTTGCAATGGTATCAAGATCCATCAACACCAAAAACTGTACAAAACAGAAACAGGTTAACTCAGTTATTAGATACTGCTGAATCTGTAGAAAGGGGTGATTATACAGAAATCAATAAAGGTCTTACAGAACTATTAGGTCAATTAAAAGGTGAATTTAGTGGTAATGAATTTATTATTTCTAATACAGGACAGTTAAACGACAACGGTTCTCGTAATGTTACCGATTTCTATAACAAAGCAAAATTAGAACTCTATCAATATCGTCTAAGTGAAGAAGGTCGTAATGCAACAACTTTAGATATTATTAACAAAATAGAAGAAGTTAAGAGTAAATATATTGAACAAGCAAGAAAATTAACAGGTGTAACTATTGAATCAGGTAAAGAAAAAAAGAAAGAAGATGATTTAAGTGATATTCAAGGTGATGCTAATAGTGATGTGGAAGCTGGTGCATTTACACCATCTACCCCAGAAGATGAAGCAAGAGAACGTAGATTAGATTTAGAGGAAGATTTAGATGAAATTTTAAAAGGAGTAGATAAGACTAAAAAAATACCACAGCCTAAAATAAATGAAATGTTATTAGCTGTAGGATTTACGCCAGAACAAGCAAAAATTATGGCTGCTGTAGCTATGGCAGAATCAGCAGGTGATCCTATGATTGATACTGTAAAGTCTGGTTTAGATCCAGAAAAGAAAAATGAATTTTCCATAGGTCTTTTCCAACTAAATATGATTGATGCGTTTTTAGAAGAAAGATTGAAATTATTTGGAATAAAATCGACAGATGAATTATATAACCCTATTGTTAATGTAATAGCAGCTAAACGTCTATACGATCAGCAAGGGTTTGGTGCTTGGAGTGCTTATAACAATAACTCCTACAAAAAGTTTTTAAATAACTGACTATGACTGAAACACCTTCAAATAAAAAAAATCTTTTACAAAATCTTGATCAAACCATACAAGATACACAAGCTAGAACTGTAGATTTTTTTGATAATACATTTCTAGGTGATAAAAGGTCTTTAGAAGAAATTAAACAAAACAGACAAGAAATACGAGATAAAGGTATAGCAAAAAGAAAAAAAATAGATGAAAAATTAAAAAAAACTACTACTTCCAAAGTTATTAGGGGTACTTTAACTGGCCCATTAAAAGCTGTTAATGAGACTGTTGAATTTGTAGATGATATTTATGATTATGCTGTTGGTAATCCATACGATAATAATGAACTGATAGATCTACAGGCATTAGGTCTTGAGGTGAAAGGTGATAAAGAAGATTGGGCTTATACAGTGCCACAAGCTATAACACAGTTCTTGCTACCTGCTGGTGTTCTTAGTAAAACCTTAAAGGGTACAAAGCTAGTAGGAATGGGTAATGCTTGGACTAGAAATGCTGTTGCAGGTTTTATTACTGATGCTGTTGTGCAAGATCCTTATGAAGAAAACTTGTTCAATATGATTGACAAGCACCCAAGACTTGCAAGTCCAATCAGTGATCTTTTAAAAGCAAAAACAGCAGAAGAAATAGGTGTAGCTGAAGCACGTTTCAGACAGGCAACAGGTGGATTATTAGCAGGTGAAGCTCTTACTGCTTTAGGTCTAGGTGTAAAAGCAATTAAAAAAACACCTGAGTTATATGAAAGAGTAATTAACAGATTATCAAGAAGAGATGAAATATTAATGACAGATAATGTTGTTGATAATCTTGGTGATGAAATTATTGATGATCTTAATCTTCCTAACAAAGTTGTAAAAGAAGGAGACAAAGTAGAAACCACATTTAATCCTAAATTTACAGGTGGTGGAGATCCTGATGTACAAAAACTAATTATTGATAGAGCAGAAGAATTAAAAAGACTAGATGCTAATAATGCTTGGCCTTATAAAAGAACCTTTGCTGATATGGTCAAAAATGCAAATGACTTATTACCAGCAGAAGTTATTGAATCTGCAAGATTATTTAACGCTAGATATGGCAGAGGGGGAGAAGAAGACTTACCTGCAACATTGATTGCAATGAATCAGTTGATGAATAAAAATGCTATCAACCTAGCTTCATTAGCAAAAACTATTGATGAAACTTTAGCCACAGGTAACAAAAGTGGATTTTCTGAAGAATTAAAAAAACAATTTATTAGAGAAGCAAAAGTACTAGATGGTCTTATTACTCTTAACAAACCACTCAAAACAATACCTGCACAAACACTAGCTGCTAACAGAGCAGGTGGTGGAGTAGGCAAAGTTGCTGCTTCTGTAGAAGATCTAACAGGTCGAACACCAACAGAGAAAGCAATAGATCAAGCTACTGATATTAGAGGAACAGTTAAAGAACCTACAGATCCATTAGCTGAATTTTCAATGCAAGAAATATTAGATGCTGCTGAAAAAGGTGATAAAGCATCTTGGAAAAAACTAAGAATAATTACCAAGAAATTACAAGCTGCACAAGGTAATCCTCAAGCCTTGCAGAAAATGGCTAATGAAAGCAAACTGATGAGAGGACTAAAAGTTCAAAACGAAATATTTATAAACTCAATATTATCAGGGCCAGAAACACACGCTGTCAACATTCTTTCTACTGGTTTAAATACTTTAGCTAGACCGTTAGAACAAACACTCGGTTCTTTTGCTCAAGGTGATATGACAGGTGCTATCAGAGGTGGTAAAGAACTTTATTATCTAATGTCATCTATTACTGATTCTTTAAAAGGTGCAAAGCTATCTTTTCAGATTGAAGATAATATTGTTAACCCTGGTGCAATGATTCAAGATGCTGATCGCTTTCAAGTAAGGATGGAAGGTGATGGTAATTTAGCAAATATAGTTAATGCTTTTGGTACAATTATTCGTTTGCCAAGTCGTTTTTTACTTGCAGAAGATGAATTTTTTAAACAGTTAAATTTTAGAGCTTATGTAAAAGCAAGTGCCTGGGAAGATGGCATGAGGAAAGGTTTGCAAGGTGCTGATTTACAAGATCATATACAAAGACAGTTTGATGGCACTATTGAAATTATTAATAAAAACAGCATGGCAAATGTTAAAGATAAGTCTGTTTTGGATCTATACGAAAAAGCACAGCAATATGCTGCTGAGACTACATTTACTGCTGATTTACCAGAAGGTAGTTTAGGTGGTGCAATACAAGGAGTGGCAAGACATCCAGCAGGTCGAATAGTTTTTCCGTTTGTAAGAACGCCAATAAATATATTTAAAGCACAGGTAAGAAGAACTCCTGGTGTAAATATGTTGTTACAGGAATACAGACAAGCGTTAAAAAGTACTGATCCATCTGTAGTAGCAAAAGCAAAAGGTGAAATGATACTTGGTGGTTCTATTTGGGCTATTGCAGGTCTTACAGCTTATTCAATTAATGATCCAATGTCTGAGTTAGCAATAACAGGTGGAGGTCCTTCTGACTTTATTATGCTGAATCAAAAACGAGCTACAGGTTGGCAGCCTTACAGTTTTAGATTTCTTTTAAAAGATGAAAATGGTAATGTACGCATGGGTAAAGATGGAAAGCCTAGATATAGATATGTAAGTTTTAAAAGATTAGATCCTTGGTCTTCTTTTCTTATGATGGCTGCCGATGCAGCAGCTATTACGGGTAGTCTTAGCAAACAGGATCGTGATGATTTTGGTGTCGCTGCTTCAGTTGCATTAGGTCGTAATATTACAAACAAAACTTATCTACAAGGTATTACTGAATTGGCTGATTTGTTAGGCAAGCCTTATAAATTAGAAAGTTGGCTTGCCAGAAGAGCAGCAGCAACTACTAACCCTTTCAGTTCCTTTGGAAGATCAGTAAAAAGAAGTGGTCTTACAACTTCATATGGTCAATTACCAGGTGATCGAAGGATTTTAGATAAAAAAGTAAGAGCAGGTGATGATGGATTTGTAATACTTAGAAAATTTCATAATGAATTGGCTGCAACAATACCTGGTTATACTGGCGGTCTAAGACCGATGAGAAACTTTATAACTGGTTCTGTTATTGAGTATCCTGTTGGTTTCGGTCCTGATACTATGAATATTCTTAATCCTATAAAAGAAACAGATAGCATCAACAACAATGTTCTTACAACTCTTGATGATATTGGTGCAAGAATTACACAGCCATCAGATGAATTAAATATTGGAAGACTTCCTAGTGGTCAAGCTATAGGAAGTGGGATAGAACTAACATATGACGAACATCTTGATTTGATTGAAGAAACTGCTTTTGTAAAAATTAATGGTATAACTATGGTAAGAGCTTTGAACAACAGGATTCAACAAAAAGATTTTCAAGCATTAATGAAAAGTGTAAGAGGTGAATTAATAGAACAGAATAATATGGATATAGAAGTTAAAGCACAAGAAGCTAATAGGGATTTAGCAGAAGATATATTAAGAGATATTGTAAATAAATACAAAAGGGCTGGTAAAAAAGTCTGGTTAAGTAAAAATCCAGAACGTGAATTAGAATATAAACAGTTGCAATCTGCCATAAGGCAAGAAGCTAACAATGACATCCTTGAAGGTTTTAATCAACTTAATTAATCATGGCTACTAACACCGCAGCATCTTTTACAAACCACACAGGCAATGGCACTGCTGGTCCGTTTAGTATTTCCTTCTCGTATCTTTCAGAAGCAGAAGTAGATGTAACTGTAGGTGGTGTACTAAAGACCATAACAACTCACTATACATTTACCAGTGCAACTCAGATTACATTTACCAGTGGTAATGAACCTGGTAACGGTGTTGCTATAAAGTTT